CCTCGTCGCTTACCCCGGCGTTCTTAAAGTCAGCCAGCCAAGCATCTCCGGTTCCTTCTTTGCGTTTAAAGTTAAGCGCAGCCTTCTCCATCTTAGAATAAAGGCCCAGGTCATCGGCAGGAGCAAAGACCTCCATCTTGGAGCCTGCAGGCTTGGGCGGTTTTTCTAAACTCTTTAACCACTGCTCGGTGGTCTGACCGACCGGCTGAATCGATGCACCGACCGGGAGGTTCTTGAGTTCAGCAGGGATTGCGGCATCCACATTTCGGGCTGCCTTTCCAGCGATCTCTGCCAACTGTCTGCCAAGGCCAGGGATGTAAGACGCACCAACCTCTGGCAAAAATGGCACATCGGGGATCTTGGCTCGCTCAATCGCCCGACCGATCGGCTCTAGCGCCTCTCCGGTTCTACCTAGGGCATAGATTCCATACTCAGACTCGGGCAGCACCACCTCCTGAGCAAACTTCTTAGCAGCATCTTCCCCTTGCGCTAGGGCTACAAAAGGGGAGGCTAAGGATCGGCCGATGATGGACTGGATGGTTTGGCCAGCCTCAATGCCGCCTCTTAGCTTCTCGCCAAAAGGCTTGGCCTGCATCTTGGCTTGGCGCTCTGCCTCAGCCCGGCGCCTTGCGTCTTCTTCCTCAAAAATCATCTGTCTTGCAATGTCACCTTCAGGTCCGCGGGACATCTGCACCGGAACGCCTGCGGCTAACTGCGCCTGAATCTGAGCAGCATTACCGCCGCCCTGCATCCTTACCTCGCCACCCGCTGCCATCTTCGGTTTATCAGGCATACCAAGTAGATCACGAAGCTCGCTAGTCACGGCTTTATCAGCTGCCTGTTTAGCTCGCATCGCTCGGACCGCTTTTGTGGTCGCCACCGCTCCGGGGACCATGCTCAGGGCAGCAAACGCTCCCTCAACCCCCGCACCGATGTAGTCGCCTTCCCTGGCTGACTGCATGGCTGCCTCACCACCACGGACCGCTTCTTGAGTCTGTAGCGCCGTGCCAACGAATGGCAGAAAGTCTGCAACCCCGCCGATCGGAAGGGCAGAGCTCGGGCCGCCCATTACTGTTTGTGCTCGCTGGCGGGCCTTGTAGCGGTCCATGCCCAGCTTTTCTAGACCGGACTGCAGGCCAGAGGACATTCGCTCCCGTATCGTCGGGTCATAGGGCTTCATCTCAGGCGTGCCCGGTGGCAGCGCGGGCGGGGTCTCTGGCTCCGGTGACTGAGGCGTCATGACCAGGTCAGCGAGCTGTCTGCCGAACTCAGACACGATTTAGCCCTCTAAACGGCATATGGGTTTTCTTTCTTACGAATGCCTGCATCGATGTAATCGTCCTCATCCAAACCCTCTGGCGGTGGCGGGTCGATGTTCAAGAACCCGGCGTCTCGCAGATATCGAAGCGCCTGGCTCATCGCATCGCAGAAGTCGTCATGATCGGTATTCGGAAACGAGCAGACCTGACTCACCATGCCTTCCGCCCAGTCTCGCACATACCCAGATCTGTTGCTACTCTCCGGCACCCAGACGCGTCCTGCGCGGATGATGTTGGCCACAATCGATAGTCGCTGGACCTTGTCTGCCCGACCAGGGTTGTATGACCGCACCGGTACGTAGGCACGCTGCAGGTCTTGGATGAGGGAGATGCCCGCGGCCTTGTCTTCTACCAACACCAGGTCGACCCGCTTACGGTCATTGCCATCGCCGAAGACGGTCTCGTACTCGTCGATGACCTTGGGCTTAAGATCAGGGTATTGCAGGCGATCTTGCCAGCAGTCGATGATGAGCACCGACATGCCGCCGTCTTGGGGCTTGAACACCCCGAACGTGATGCAGGCGGTCGGGTCATTCTGGGCCTTCTCGGTAAATGCGCAGTCGTAGGACTGGAGCACGAACTCAAGCCTGGGAATCGGCTTATCAGCCGGCCAGAGCTTGAACCACTCCCGGTGGACAATACCGCCCTCCTCTGGGTCGATGATCTCGGCGTATATCTCCTGCCGGCCGATCTTGGTGCCCTCGTACTGCAGGATCTGATTGCGAAAGCTCGGGGCCAGGTTATCTAGGTTCGCGTAGGTCGAGGCGGTCGTCAGGTGGACGTCTTCCCCTTCCCGGCCTATGAGCTCGACGATCAGGTCCTTCGGCTTCGGGGTGGTGGTGGCCATGATCCTGGTGCGATCGCCCAGGCGGACAGAGAACATGATCATGTCCCAGGCTTCCTGTAGGTAATCCCAGGCGGCTAGCTCGTCTAACCAGGCGCCGTGATACTGGCCACCGCGGAACCGGTCGGGTTCAGACGCCGGCACGCCCTTGATCAGGCTGCCGTTGGTCATCTTGATCTCGTGATAGGCCCGGTTGTAGTCAGCGATTAAGACCTCGGGAATCACGGCCAGTAGCCCTGACTCACCCTCAAAGCAGGTCGACCGGACATCCATTGATGTCGGCGCTGCGACCAGCCAGCGGGTATCTGGCATCTCCCAGGCCCACCAGCCCACCTGTTCCGCGGCCGTCCTGGTCTTGCCAGCGCCTCGGCCGGCTAGCATGAGCCAGATGGTCCACCAGTCCCCCGGCGGGACGATCTGGTGCCGGTGAGCCTTAATAAGCCACTTTGCCCGCCAGGCCCATGCCGCCTGGTAATCGTGGGGCAGGGTGGCGAACTTGGCATGCGTCTCTGGGTCGGCAAGCAGCTCGGCCAGGTCACTCATTAGACCTGCTTTTTTAGCTCAAGATTGTTTAGAATGGTCGAGAATAGGTTCTTGGTCTCGATCTGGGCGTTGATCTGCAGGGGGTTCTCTTTGTCCCCGGCAAGCTCTACCCGGTCGCCGTAGCGCTTGGGGTTCCATTTGGCCAGGAGCTTCAGACCGATGTCAGCGCGGGCCCGGATCAGCTGGACATAACCAGAGTCAATCCGGCCGCCGCCCTCCGACAGAATGCGCTCGGGCTCCACCTGCATGTCAATCCAGATCTGCTCGGCGATGGCGTCCTGGCCGACTTCACGCGCGCGTGCGATTGCTCCCGAAAGATCTTCATCCTTCACCATCCACTCATAAATCTTCTGCCATGCCGGCATATGGTCATCTCGGCATATCTGCCTTAGTGGCTCTCCGTTAGCGAGTCGTTCGCATATCTCTGCGGCGAGCTCCGGGGTGTATTTGGATGGGCGGCCGATCTTAGGTTTCGGCGGGGCTTCTCCCGGGGCCGCAGCCGCCGTGACGGTCATCTCTGCCGTTGGCTTGGTCTTCTTACGTGTTTCAGGCATTACCCTTATTCCTACGTGTTTGGTTGATGCGGCGAATTCTAACCGGCGGTTAGCCAGCGGTCTAGGGCGGAGGGCCAGATTTGGCGGTTTCCTCGGTGCCGAGTAGAAAGCAGGAAAAAACCCCGGCGTCCCGCATCCTCTGTTGCCTGCTTAACACCCTCCAAACTCTGGCGGGGGCCGGGTTGTGTACCCCAACCGAATCCCACCGTTGCCGGAATCCTGTGAGCCCGACCCCCTTACGGCTGAGACCCGCCCAAGCGTAAAGGTCCCCGGATTTAACGACTTCGGGGTGTCGTTTCTTTGTTCAACCGACGGTTAACCTGCGGTTGACCTGCGGTTAGCCATCGGTTCACCACTGCCCAAAACCAGAAAAGGCGCCTTATTGAGCGCCTCTCTATCCTGCATTTTACTCCTCTTAGTGAGACCTGAGAGATGGTTTTTCCCTAATGCCATGAAGCGTTTCAATCTCGGCCACGATCTCGGTCAGGTTGCCCCAGCCCAAGTCGGAGTTGTGATCCCAGAGGTGCTCCTTGATGTCATAGTCCGATAGGGGCTGCTGCCGGACCGTGACCTTGCCGCTCAGTAGGATCGACCGGACCGCGCAGTCAAACCCAAAGCTCGCACCGTGCCGGTAAACCTCCTCCATGAACTCGAGGAACTTGGACCGCTGGGCGCCATCAGCGAACTCAATACCGAACTGCTCGGCCTGCTCGATCATCCTATGGGCCTCAGGGGGCCCGTCGTTAAACTTGATGGTCATGATTCACCTCCTTAGCCCGCGGGCCGTCTGAGCACCTTTTTACCGCATCCTTAAACCCCAGGCTATAGACATCGATGCACAGCTCCAGGAGCGCCACCCCGTGCAGGGTCTTGATGTCGGCCTTCAGGCCCTTCTCCTGCGCCCAGACCGCGAAGTCCTGCAGGGTGGGCATACCCCCTTTATGGTCAAACGGTACTTCCATTGTCGTTCTCCTCGATGGTTATGGTGTAGGTCTTACCCTGAATATCGACAACCGAGATCTGCTTTTTGGGAGACAGCATGCGGCCGTTTTCGTCCAGGTCAAACCGGATGGACCCTACGGTGTCGATTAGTGCCTTATCCCTGAGATCCTGGTCTTTCAGGTGCTTTTTGATCAGGTGGGCGATGTAATCGCAGTAAGCTAACTTAATGGTCATTTTTGGTCTTTCAGTTCAAAGATTTCCAAGGCGCGAACAAAAAGCTCTGGCCAAGTGGCCTGGATCTTCTCGCGGTTGGCTGGGTCAGCTCGGAACCAGGTAAGTGCCAGGGATTCCG